TTATCTATCTTTTTTAGCTTTCCTTAAGAAAAAAGCTATTTCATTGGGATAGCCATCAGAATCACGGGCGATTCCTTCTTTTATCATGCCAACTGTTATATCTATGTCTTCCTTACTTTCCGCTTTACTTCTTCTTGTTGTTACCACTACATCATCTGTATTAGTAAATAAATCTAATAAACCCATTTCAAACTCCTTACTTTATGTATTTAAATAATCGGGTCGTTCTTCAATATTACCATTATCTACGTCCCAATGCATAACTGTCAAATCCTTCATCAATTCACCATCTCTATATTTCTGAAAACTAATACTTCTTTTATCATTTTCTATCTCAGATAAAGTACACATTGATATAACCACATCAGCAGCTCTAAATAATGCATCACCAAAAGCTACTTGATTTGTTTTAGGGTGAGTAAATTCATCTACAACTTCTCTAGTTGCCTGGGTCGTAACCATAATAGGAATTTCCATAGAAATAGCTAAATTCTTTAAACCATAAAATAATTCATGGGATTGTTCCCAAGCTTGTTTTTTAGAAGTTCCTGTATTTAATAAGTAAACACCATCTATTACTACAAACTCAGGTTTATTCTGCCTAATTAAATTAGATATATCTTCCAAAGTAATACTTATGTGTCCGGAAATACCATCACAAACTAATAATGATTTTTGATCTGCTTTAGATAGGAAGTCTATATATTCAGCTTCATTAATCTTATCCCCCCTGCGTAAAGCACTATGTGATAAGTTATAGCCCATCATATTAGCTAAAACTACATCCAATCTCATATTCATAGATTGAGTAGGCATTTCAGTGGATATTAATAACGTTTTAAAGCCCCCTCTGATCGCCGTAGCCGCAGAATGGATGCACATCCATGTCTTACCTATAGTAGGCCGCGCAAAAACCGATATAAGCTCTCCTGGCATCCACCCAACCCCAACATCATTAAGTGATGTAAAACTAGTAGGTATACCCATTAAACCTGAAACATTTTTATTGCGTTTATCAACTCTATCTCTATACTCATCTAACCGATCTAAACTACCGGAATTATATAGATCAAGATTTCTGTCCATACCTACTCTTATGTTAGATAAGCTGGTTAAGATATTACTAAGGGCTTGTTTCGGATTTTCATTTATTATGGAGTCGACATCTCTAAAAGCTCGTATCGTTTGGCGGCCTATTGAGGCTTCTTCAAATTGCTCTAAAGCAAACTCAAATTTTTGTGTTTTGCTATTTTCATCAAGTTCTGGGAACTCATTATGTAAAACTTCGACAGACGGGGGTGATCCACACCTATCAACGTACTGAGCAATAAATTTATATTGTTTAGCATAAAGGTGGAAATCTCGTACTGAAAACTTAAACTTATCAAAATTTTCTTTTTTAGTTAATTTAAAAAGTACCGCGGATTCTACAAATTCAGGGCTTGCCATTTGGTGAATTTCCTACTTTTGAGTATAAAACTCTATTAGAATTAATATTTTCTAAGTAGTAGTCTACATCCACAGCATCTAAACTGTCAATAAGCTCCTTAGCTTCATTAAATGAAGTATATTTTCCAACTACCCATACTTTAGAGGGGGGGTTTATAGCTATAATTCTAAAAGTATAATCCTCATCTTTAATTGATTTGGTACTTTGAATTAAACCTCCCTTTCTACGTCTTTTTGCCATTATATCTTTAATCCCGTATCCATAAATTAAAGATTAAGTTGATGTTCATCAGCTAAATCCAGGAACTTTTCTCTTAGTATTTGGCGAACCTTATAAGCTGATTCCCCTAAATCCTTACTGATTTCTTCCATAGTCATACCATCTTGACGTAATTCAAGAAATTTTTGTTCTTTCAAACTTAATTTTTTAGATTGAATAAACCTTTTCATTTCCATATTTTGATATTCTCTCACGGCTCTTGGATCTTCCGGCTCTACTGGAGTGGCTTCAGAGCTCGATTGGTCATGTACCGGATAAGCAGCTTGTAAACTTACTTCATTCACCCAAGTCCCACTTGTATCCCGTCGTCTTTTCTGTTCCTTGCTTATTAACGTTCGTATATGGTTGATCATAGTAGTATGTAGATAAGTATGAAATTTATATTCCCTATTCTGGTCGAAGGACTTCGCAGCTTTTATAATTGCTATCCTTAATTCTTGTATTAAATCATCTTTATCCATACCTACTATATACAAATTAGATATCATTTTTTGGATCTTCGGTTCCCATTGTTGTATTAAATCATTATCTATTTCCATTATTGTTTCTTTTTATCTAAATATTTAACAAAAATAGATATAGCAAAAGCCCACAATATAATCCCTGTTATTAATAACCCTATAGGAACTGCGGTGTACCTAGCTAAAATAGCCCAAATCATATCCTCAGCAATATGAGCGAAGGATAATGCTGTAAATAAAATCCAAAAACTTTTAGTTTTTAAAAAACTTGGTATCGTGAACATTAATACCCCTTAAATAAATAATATATGAACCCAAAGGGTTCATGAATATTATAGCAAATTTGTGTTCTAATGTTAAGTGTTAAGTTATTCCGGCTCTCTGTGCCCTATAGAAACACTGTAAGGTACAAAAACTATGCTTGTAACCCATTACGGATTTTTGTATGAGTGCTGATCTTTTCCTGTAGAAAGGTGTTCTACAATAATCACAAGTTATCTTTATATTAAAGTATTTAAAATGGCATTTTGTAGAACAGATAGGTTTTTTAAGTAAATACTTAATGTATATAGGAGATGCGCATTCTAAGCAGTAAGAAACCCTTTTTTTCCTGGCTCGTATAGCTGTAGGTATATTTTGGTTTTTTAATACTTTATGTATATATTGTTTTGATGTTTTGAATCGTTTACCAATATCTTTTAATGTTAAAGTGGGATTTTCTTCCTTATACCTAACAATTCTTTTTATCTTACGAGGATTTTTCCTCATGGTCTTTAGATTCCAACTCTTCTAATCTGGTTTTTAGTTTTTTAATTTCTTCTACCAGTAATACTGTTAATAATTGATAGTGTAATGAATCCGGTTGCCCCTCTTTGTTATATTGAATAACTTCCGGTAATATATCCTCTATATCTTCAGCAACATACCCAAATGTAGATCCACCTAAAAGACTTACATGCCCATCTATATAATTAAAACTTTTGGGTGTTAGATCATATATCTTTGAGCTATCTAGCTCCATTTCTCTAATATTCTCTTTATACCTTTTCGAGGATGAGGAAGCTGCCCAATCAGTTGCTCCAGCAGTCCCATCAGCCGTTAACACATGATTATCTGTTCCTGCTGGACCATTTGGGAATGTTAAAGTATATGTACTTGATATGCTTCCATGAGGTTTCATTATCATAGTACCACTACCAGAATTGCCAGACATCTCTATTTCGGCAGTATCATCAAAACTTCTGAGTTTTAGTGTTACGCCACCATCCGCTGATGTAACTTTGAATTTTTCAGTAGTGCCCGCCGCTCTGTTTGCCCCACTATCTGTAACCTGTATATCAGATTCTTGAACCGTAGCCCCAAAAATAGTGCCTGTAACTGTTGTAGTTTCAGAAGGTTCGTCAATTTTCCAGGTATATGCGGCAAGAGGGGAAGCTGCTATAGCTTCAAAAACTACAAATGTTCGTTCATTTGATACATACTCATAATTCTTTTTCATAACAGCTTTTAATGCTGTGCCTTGACCCGGATAATATATGTAATAAGGTTCATCCGCCGCCATCGTAGTTCCACTTTGCCCCGGATTACCATTATTCTCGTTAATCATAAAAGAAGTAGAATTAGTTGTACCTTCTTCAATTGTAAGGGTCAAATCCCCAACGGTTATTGTGCCATCATCTGGAAATCTACCTGTACCTGTGTTAAATGTACCGTCACCCCAAGCTACCACATTAGTGGCATAGGGTCGAATAGTAAGATTTGTTTCTAATTCTGTAGTTAAATTAGAAGATGGGGATGGGGTTGTTACAGCTAATCCGGTTTCATAAGCTATTTCGTCTTGTACCATAACAGCATTACTTCTTCGGCTATACCCGCCTTCAGCGGCACTACTGTGTCCTATTACCTCCCACTGTGTACTCATGATACCTGATACTTGCTCAGAATAGGCGATTTTCGCAACTAAAAAGATTTGATCTACATCTGCTAAATTATTAGTTACTTTAATAACATCACCAGCTCTGACCGGAACATAATATCTTATGATGGAATCAGTAGCTACAACACCTGTAGCCCAAGTAACGGTAACTTGTGTTGCCGTAACTGCTGAAACATATCCATATGTTGTTGTTGGGTTACTAGAAGAATCTAATTCAGCAATAGCCGTTCCTACTCTAACACCATTATTTAATGGGTTACCACTTACATTATAAATTGCTGTTGTATCACTATGCGTAGCAGCTACTCCTCCACCAACATCCTGGTTTACCGCTCGTACAACTACTATAGTAGTGCCGTCTGACACACTTGCTATGGTCATCTCTTCAGAATCAATTTTAATCGTTTGTCCTGCTGCCATACTACTAGAACTAGCTACAGTTAAGGTTGTCGCGGTTGTGCTACTTATAGCCGCCCCTAATGTAGATAATTGTGCTGTCGTTCCAACATTCGCTAATGTGTATGTCTGCGTTGTGGAAGATGTACTATCAATAGCAGATGGGCTATTATCAAAATAACTTATGGGTTTTGTACGTGTTGAAAAACTACCTCTAAGTATTGTATTGCTATTTTTAATTAATGTAGAAGCTACTCTTTCCCTAAGAAACTCTGGGCTACTTTCTGAAGTAGATATTTTTGCAGTACGGGTTATATTAAGGGTGCTTTGGGGTCTGCTTTTTATAGTGAAAGAAGCTGCGGTGTTTGTTTTTCCGTACCATATTACACCATCAGCAAAAACAGAGGCATTCTTACCTTGATCCACATTTGAAATTAAAACATAAGCTACATTATTAGTATCTATCGTACCTTTTGTTCTATTTATATATTGAATTCTCGCAACATCTGTAAGTGTGCCACCGCTTGCTCCAGTTCCGCCATTAGGATCTCCAGACCCATCTAATCTACATTGTAATAATTCAGTAGTATTAAGAGCATCTGTTCCACCGCTAAGGTTTTTCCCTCCCCATGTAAATCCAGAGGTGACATTGGTACTATTATCATGCGCTGCTGCCGCTGTTCCGTTTGATCCCCTGATAACTGTTAAGGTATTGCTACTTTTACTGCTGACATACATCTCTTCATCATCAACTTTGATGGTCTGCCCGGCGGCTATTGAACTTGCACTAGTTACATCTATAGCGGTTTCAGAATCATCTAATGCTTCCGCTAATGTTGTTAAAGCACTCCCAGTACCAACTGCCTTTACTGTTAAGGCTTCAAGACGTAATTCTTGTAAAAATGATTTATCCGCATTCGCACCTTGTTTTGTTGCTAAATATTCTAAAATAGCACTTGTATAAATCTCATCTTTAGGTCTAATAAAATTAAACCTAGACATATTAAATAAACGTCCGGTTTCTGTTGCTCCAGAGGTAGTTGGGAATTGCACAGTTAAACCATAGTTCGCAGGGTCTGTATTTGGCCTGGTTCCGCGCCTAAAATAATTAAAATCAGGCGTTGATTTAGTAGCAGTGCTTGTAGTGACTGTATTAGGGTCTACATAAAAATCATACCCAAAAAGTTCATCCTCTCCAATGGCTGAATGTAATTCACTCATTGCATTATCAGCAACATGCCTTAAAATAGATTTTTTATTGTATCCTGATAAACGATATATAAAATCCTGTTTAAATTTTTGTGCTGAAACTATGAATTTAGTAGTATCTGATGTATCTAAATTACTTGAAAATCTATTAATTAATGATTTAATTAAAGCGCTACGAGTTGAAATACTGGTAGACCACACCTTTCCGGCAGATGTGGAAGTTATATTAGAATCAGCAAAATTAGTTACTACAGCAGAAGTTGCTACTGAAGTATCAATATTATACCCAACTTCACCATGAGATATATTATCCCTTAATTCTATTGTATAGTCCCTACACTCTAAATGAATCAACATACCATATTGAGGATCAAAATTTTCTCTTACAGAATAAACAACCCCATAAAATATAATATCTTTTGATTCCTGATCAATTACTCTAACTGGTATAAAATCTGTGAATTTACCTGTATGTGGACCTTTCGCAGAACTTGCCGAACCAGAATAAGGGTTTGCTGAAGGATTGAATATGGATATTGCTGCTGATTTAGGTATATTAAGCTCATCTATTATATCTAATGAAAATATTGCACTAGCTGTAGTACCTGTTAGTACAATATTCTCCCAGGAATCACCATCCCAATAAGACAACATTGCTTGTTTTCTAAAGCCTGCCATTACCCCCCCACCAATCCTGTCCTACGGATAAGTAAGAATCCAATAGTAAATAACCATCTATCTTCTAAACCGGGAGTTTGACTAAATTGTAATTGTTGTAAGGCA